TGGTTCCAGTTGCGGTTCCCGGTGCCGACGCACCGATGCAGGCCGCGCAGATCAACGGGCGGGCATTCGTCGCGTTCCGTCCCCTGTGCGATGCACTCGGCGTCGACACAGATTCACAGGCCAAGAAGCTCCGCAGCAGGTCATGGGCAACCACGGTCTTGAGCACCGTGGTTGCAGCAGATGGCCGAACGCGCGAAATGCTCATGGTTGACCGCCGAACCCTCACGATGTGGTTGGCAACGCTCGACGAGCGTCGCGTGAGCTCAGACGCCCGTGATCGTGTCGTGGCCTACCAGTCGGAGGCCGCCGACGCTCTCGACGCCTACTTCAACAAACGCACCGCCGCGCCGTCGATGAACCAGCTCGACGTGCTGCGCGCCGCCCTTGACCAGATCGAAGCCGCGCAGCGGGACGCCGCCCGGGCCCGCGACCTCGCGGAGCACACCGAAGCCCGCCTCGACGCCATCGAAGGCCGACACGACTGGTTCGCCGCCGTCGGCTACGCCAAGCTCACCGGCCTGCCCACCAACCTCCAATTCGTCCAACGCCTGGGCGCCCGGGCCAGCCAACTCGCCCGCGCCAACGGCATCGAACCCGTCGCGGTGCAGCACCAGCTCTACGGCACCGTCAACTCGCTTCCCCGGTGGGTGTGGGACCTCGCCGCCGAGGCGGTGACCTCGTGATCGCCGGTCACTCACTGCAAGAAGTTGTCGATGCCGGCTACGCCCCCAGCGTGCGGTGGTTGGCGACCGGAATCAAGGAGGGCCGGATTCCCGGCCGCATGATCGGCCGCTACTGGCGCACCTGGCGCATGACCGAAGACGACCTCGCCCGGTTCCTCGATGCCACGCAGCCGGCGGCCGCAAGCCCGCCCGACGCCGCTGCCGCCGATCCGGCCGCCCCGGGCGACTCCATCATCGACGGTCTGACCGCACGGGCCGCGCGCCGCCTCCGGAGCGCCTCATGACCGCCCGCAGCGATTTCCGCGTACGGAAGCTACCGGGGTCCGGCGACGATCAGCGGTTCCGCATCGAGCAGTTCGAAGCTGGGCGGTGGGTGCCGCTATACGCGCAGTCCTACCCGAGCCGACAGGAAGCGCTCCGCGCGATCGACGGGTTCGTCACATGAGCACACCGCACCGACACTCACCGCGCAACGACGGGTAATCATGCACACAGCAGTCGCCATCTTCCTCATCAGCGCCTTGGTAGGCGCCACCATCTATGTGCTGCTGGGTGAACACTTCGCCAACCACAGCCGCCGGATCGACGCGGACGTCGAAACCCTGCGCGTCACAAAGCCCCAACGCCACCTACAGCTAGTCACCGACGCCAGCCGTAAACCTGTCTGGCCGACAGAGGTTGGAGCGCCCGAGTGATCGTCAACGTCCGTGTGCTGTGCAACACCTGTCAGGAGTGGAGTCCCGCTCCCTACCGGCGCGGGCGGTGCGCCCGCTGCACCGGCGTCCAGGTCGGGGACCTCGTCGTGTGCTGCGGTGACTGCGACCGTTACCCCTGCGAATGCCCCCACGTCGACGACTGGGACGTTCCGCTTCTCGGCCGCCTCGAAGGCGGCGCACCCATCACCAACACCGAACTGTGCGAGGTGGCCTGATGACCGAACTGCAGAACACCGAGATCCCGCGCGACCGCTACGGCCGCCCCATGGTGATGCCACCCGGCCGCGGCAAGAAGCGCGTCGCCTACCGGCGCGTCACCACCTTCGTCGGATGCCTCGAAGACATGAACGGACTCTTGAAGTGGAAGGCCCGCCAAGTCGCCTACGGGATGGGGCAACGCCGCGACCTCGTCATGGCCGCCGCGGCCGCCGACCCCGACGACAAGAAAACGCTCGGCGACGTCGCCGACAAAGCCGCCGAACACGCCCTCTCGTCAGCCGGGGCGACCATCGGCACCGCCGTGCACTCACTCACCGAACGCATCGACCGCGGAAAACCCTTAGGCCCCATACCGCATGAGGCCGAAGCCGACCTCGCGGCGTACCAGGAGGCCACTAAGGGTATCGAGTGGCTGGGCATCGAGGCTTTCCGGGTGCACGACGACTGGAAAGTTGCCGGCACCGCCGACCGCATCGGCGTCTACCACGGCCGCCCAACGATCATGGATATCAAGACCGGATCGATCGACTACCCGCACAAAATGGCGATGCAACTGGCCATGTACGCCCGCTCGGTGCCCTACGACATCGCCACCGACACCCGCGGCGCCGACCCGGAACCGGTCAATCTCAACACCGGCGTCATCATCCATCTACCCGCCGGGCAGGGCCGCTGCGACCTCTACGAGGTCGACATCATGAAGGGCTGGGGCGCATGCCTTCTCGCCCGGAAGGTGTGGGACTGGCGCGGCACCAAACACCTCACCCACAAGGTCGGCGACGACCGCACATCAACGTGGCAGAAGTCCAACAGCGGCGAACCGGTGCAACGCGGGGCTGCAGCCTGGCAGGGGCTCGCCGAGCAAGCCGCCACCGTCGAGCAGCTGCGCGACATCTGGTCCCGCGCCAAGGCCGCCGGCCAACTCACTCCCGAACTCCGTGCCCTGTGCACGCAGCGCAGCAAGCAACTCACCGCTGCGTAACCGAGTAACCAAACAGAGAAAGAGATTCGACAATGACTGCACCACAGTGGGAAGAAGTCGAGGTACCCCGCGGCGCCTACATCGGCTGGGGCCTCAAGACCGGCCAGCACGTCACCGGCAAGGTGCTCGAATACGCCCTCGACGGCGGCACCGATTTCAACGGCAACCCCTGCCCGTCGGTCACCATCGAGCTCACCGAGAAGGCCGCCAGCTTCAACAAGGCCGGCGAACGCACCGACCACGACCCCGGCGAACTGGTTCAGCTCAACGCCGGCCAGGTCTCCCTCAAACGTGCACTGCGCGCTGCCGATCCGAATCCCGGTGACCTGGTGAAGATCACGCTCGACAACATCCTCAAAGGCGCAGGCAAGAACAACGGCGACGTCAAAGAGTTCGGGATCAAGATCGCCCGTGGAGCCGGCGGCGACACCAAGCCCGCGACCACAGCCACCCAGGATGACGACGAGCCGCCCTTCTGAACCCACACGGTTCACATAGCCGAACTGAAGGACGCCGCTTAAAGCATTTCGAGGGGAGAGGCCCGCCGCATGTTCATCTACACGACCTGTCGAGACTGCGGTGGGCAACTCCACACCACCGACGGCGACACTGTCCACCCCGGCTGCACCCCGAAGCCGACGAAAGCTGAACGCCTCGCCCATGATTGGCTCGTCGCCATCCAGGCCGCCGATGAGTTCACCGCCGACGCCATCGAATACGACATCGAGCAACTCGACAACCGACCGCCGCGCCTCCTGGCGGCCGCGCTGCGCTATGCCAGCTGGGGATGGCCAGTATTCCCGTTGCAGCCGCGCGGGAAACGTCCGGCGACCAAGCATGGCTTCAAGGACGCCACCACCGATCCCGACCGGATCCGCACCTGGTGGGCGGCCGCTGACTGCAACATCGGCGTACCCACCGGCTACGCGTTCGACGTCATCGACATCGACCCACCTGCCGGAGCCATCAGCCTGGCCCGCATGCTCGAACTCGAAGACACCGCAACCGGTATCGGCCCGATCCCCGACGTCCATGGACACGTCGCCACCGCCAGCGGCGGGATCCACTACTACATCCCGCCGCTCGAGCACGGCAACGCGGCCGGGATGCTGCCAGGCATCGACTACCGCGGCATCGGCGGATACGTCGTCGCCCCGCCCTCGACGCTGGGGGAGCGCGGCCGCGCCTGGTCATGGGTCAGCACCCCAAGCCCCACCATCACCAACGCTTCGTCGATCGCCACCAGCGCCGCGTGACCGTGTCAGAACCACCCCAGGACTTCGAAGAGCGACTGCGCTACTACGGCCTCATTCCACCCAAGCCGGCCGCGCCCGACAACGTCGTGCCGATCAACGGCGCCGCGGCCAACGGACACAACCCCGCATACGCCAACAAGGTCTTCCGCGACGAGATCACGGCGGTGCAGACCGCGACCGAAGGCACGCGCAACCACACGCTGAACCGGGCTGCGTTCAATCTGTCGAGCTTCGTAGACGCCGGTGCACTCGATGCCCACACCGTCGAAGATGCCCTCACCAACGCCGCCCGCGCGGCAGGGCTGCCCGACGCCGAGATCCGCGCGACACTCTTGAGCGCCAGGCGGGGGAGCGCCGCGAAAGTCGGCCCCCGCCGTATACCCGAGCCAAAGAACGGCAGTCAGGTCACCGAAGTCACCGCCGACACCCTCCTCGGCCCGAGCACACCGCCGGCCACCGGCCGCGAGATCCGGTGGACGCGCGGCGACCAGATTGACACAGCCGTGCCCGTCTGGGCATGGACCTACGGCGGCCGCGGCCGCATTCAACTCGGCACACTCGCTCTGTTCGCCGGGCGGCCCGGCGCCGGGAAGTCCACCGCGGCGCGCTGGTTCGCCGCCCAAGCCACCAACGGCGCCCTCGACGGCGCATGGCACGGCCAGCCTCAACACGTCGCCTACATCGCCGCCGAAGAATCCGCCCGCTACACCATCGGGCCCGGCCTGCTCGCCGCCGGCGCCGACATGGGCCGAATCCACTTCCCAGCCGTCTACCACGACGGCCAGAGCGCCCAGCTGCTGTCGCTGCTCGACGAAGCGGCCGTAACCGACTACTTGCTCGCCAACAACATCCGCGTCGTGATCGTCGACCCCCTCATGTCCACCATCACCGCCACCGCCGACATCAACAAGAACAACGAGGTCCGCGCCCAGGTGCAACCCTGGTCGCGCATCGCCGACAACATCGGCGGAGTCGTCATCGGCGTAGCCCATCTGCGCAAGAACAGCGCCGGCGACGTCGTCGCCGCCGTCACTGGATCCAGCGCGTTCGGCGAGCTCGCCCGGGCCGTGTTCGGGTTCGCCAAGAACCACGAGAACGAGACCCGGGTGATGAGCCAGCACAAGAACTCCACCGGCTACGAAGACCTCTCGCTGACCTACCAGATCGAATCCACCGCGGTGCGCGTCGCCAGCGGCGAGACAGCCGAAGTTGGCACCTTCCACATCATCGGTGACTCCGAGATCACCGTCGAAGACATCCTGTCCGACCCAACATCGGCCAACGGCACCAACCTCGAATGCCAACGCTGGCTCGAGGACTACCTCACCCAGCAAGGCTCCTGCGCGTCGAAGGACGTGAAGGCCGAAGCGCACAAGGCAATCGGTGTTTCGGCCTCATCGGTGGAGCGCGCAGCAAAGAAAATGAAGGTGATTGTCGAGTCTCATGGGTTCCCGCGGCGCACCTACTGGCGGCTGCCCGACACAGTCGCGTCAACCGATCCGACACAGCCACGTCACCAGTCGCCTCATGAATAAGCCTGACGTGACTGACGCGACTGTGACGCAACTGTTCTCAGCTGCGTCAACATCATCAATCACATCAGACCAAAGCCCTCCAGTCGCGTCAGTCGCGTCACCTAAATGTGTACGCGCGCGACTGGACGTGACTGGACAGCAAAACACTCACCAGCCCACCCCAACACGTATCGGAGGCACCATGGCCCGCACTCGACGCTCAGCCCGCAACGCCGGCGCAAAGAGCGAACGCGCCACCGCCGACTACCTCGCCCAGGCACTCGACGACGACCGCATCGACCGACGCGTCAAACGGGGCGCCAACGACCGCGGCGACATCAGCGGCCTACGCATCCACGGCCAACGCCTCGTCATCGAAGTCAAAGACTGCGCCCGAGTCGATCTGCCCGGCTGGACAGCTCAAGCGCACACCGAGGCAGGCAACGACGATGCACTCGTCGGTGTCGTCATCGCTAAACGCCGCGGCACCACCGACCCTGGCAAGTGGTGGGTCCACATGACCGTCGACGACCTCCTGGCGCTCATCACCGGACAACGCCACGGCCACCGAGCGGAGGACGTCATCCCATGACGGCGCTGTGCCAGCAGTGCAAACGCCCCGAACCCCACACCTACCTCTGCGACAACTGCACCACCCAACTCGCCAACATGCTCGACCAACTTCCCTGGCTCCTCGACGAACTCGACGCCCGAATCCAACAACTCGCCCGCATCACCCACGGCACCATCGGCCGCGTCCGCCGACCCAACGAACTCAACGTCATGGACTTTGACGCCGCCGACACCGCACGCAAAACCCGCAAGAAACTCGTCTACTGGGTCGAAACCGTGGCCGAGCGCCACACCGGCCGCAAGCCGCCGGCGCTGGGCACAGTCGCGACCAAGGCGCTCGCGCGCTGGCTCTACGTCAACGCCGACGCCATCGCGCGCCTCGACTGCGCCGGCCAGGTCTACCACGACATCAACAAGCTCGTCGGCCGCACCGACACCGAAAGCAGCGAAAACCAAGGCCAACTCGTCCGCGCGATCGACCGCCACGAGAAGCATTTCGCGGGGCCCTGTCCGACCATCCGCGCCCACAACCGCCAGGGCGAGCCGATCACCTGCGCAACGATCCTCTACGCCGAAGAAGGCGACCGATACGTCACCTGCCCACGATGCGACCAACGCATCGACGCCGAGGAAAACCGCCGCAAGGCCGCCGCCGACCGCGACCTACTCACCAAGGCGAAAATCATTGAGGCACTCGACAATGCCGGCGAATCGGTCACCGAGGCGACACTCGACCGGTGGATCAAGGCGCGACGTCTACGTCGCCGCGGCTGGCTCCACAACGGTTCGATCGTGCAATTCCGAATCCACGCCAACGATCCGGCCGTCTACAGTCTGGCCCGAGCGCGCAAGCTGCGAGGCCGTGACCAGAAGCTCACGCGGCAGAAGGCATCAACGACATGACTCAAGACCGCATTCTCGGCAATCCGCACATTCCGGACTGGCTCAAGGCAGAAGCTGGAACGCATGAGCAGCGACCACGTCCACGACTGGCACCTCATCGAGGCACGCGAACTCCCCGACGACCCCGACGCCACGTTCAACGTCGAACAATGTTCCTGGTGCGGTGAACGCCGCGAATACCGCGACACCGGCCACTACGACCCCTACTGAGAACCGCCTATCGCCGGCGGCACCCGCCACTGGTTCACGGTGCCCGCATTTGCAATCGGCGGGTCTAGCGCCCCTTGCTGAGATCGTCGAGCTCGTTGATGACCATCACCATCGCCTTACTCAACGCCAGCAACAACTTGTCTGGACTCGGCGGCGGCTGCCCCGCATCAAACGTGCGCTTCAGATTCACAGAGGATGCCTCAGCCTCGTACTGGCTCTCCGCTGCCTGAATATCCATACGCGCACGATCAAACTTCGAAGGTTCCATGACCATGGACCGTAGCCTGATGGGCATTCATCGACACGCCGCTTCACCATTTCTGACACCCTGACCTGCTACTATCCAATCTTGAAGCGCAACCCCTGTGTCTACACCCTCGTAGACCAGGGGTTTTGTCGTATCTGGAAACCATGCCAACCGCACCCCCACGAGTGTGCAACCGCTGCAAGCGTCCCGCCCCCAAAGGCCGACCCTGCACCTGCCGCCCCGCCTTCGAAGGCAGCACACACCCCGGCGGCCACGACGACCGACGCATGCACAACAGCATGCGCAACTACCGCAGAACACACCCATTCTGCGAACACCCCAACTGCCCACGACTCGCAGATCACACCGACCACATCGTGCCCCTCGCCGAAGGCGGCGACCGCTACAGCTGGTCGAACTACCAGTCCCTCTGCGAAGAGCACCACAAAACCAAGACCGTCGCCGACGCCCGGCGCGGCAAGACCAGAGCGAGGTAATCACCGATGCATAACCGCAAGCCAGAGGGTATAGGGGTCAAAATCTCTGTGACCAGCGCAAACGCCCCGCGCCGCGGTGCGCTTCCTTCTTCGTGCACAAGTTTCGGCAGGGGGGTCTGAAAATGGGTGCCCGCGGGCCGCAGGCCGCACCGGCTAATCTAAGACTCCTGAAAGGTCGTGGTAACGGCAAGGATTCGGCCGGGCGCGTAGTACCCGAGGTGCCGAAGTTCAACCGCGGCGCGCCCGAGCCGCCGGAGTGGCTGTCCGACCTCGCGCGCGAGCAGTGGGAGCTGTGCGCGCCGTCGCTGGACAAGCTCGACCTACTGAAGCCTGAGGACCACGCGGTGTTTACCGCGTTCTGCGAGTCATGGGCGACGTACGTGCTCGCCATGCGAGAGGCGCGCGCGGGTTCGCTGACGCTCGTCACGGACAAGGGTTACGAGTACAAGAATCCGGCCTTGTCGATCGCCGAGTCGGCATCGCGGGATCTGCTCCGGTTCGCGCGCGAGTTCGGATTGACGCCGGCGGCCGAACAGCAGGTCGGCAAGGCGAAGGCTGACGATGGCGGCCAGGACGACGACCCGTTCACCGGCCAGGGCCAAGAGCAAGACACCGCGTAAGCCGCGCCGGCTGGCCGCGTGGGCGAAAGCCGACCTCGAGGCACTCAAGCTCTCACCTGAGGTTGCCTGGTATCTGGAGTCGCGCGGGTATCGGCCGCCGACGTGTCCGCCGCTGATCAAGACGCCGGAGCCGCGGTCGGTGCGCGGCGCGGTGTTCGACCCGGACCGGGTGGATCGCTATATCGCGTCGCAGCGGCGGTTGCGGCATACGAAGGGGCGGTTCGCCGGCCAGGCTTTCGAGCCGGCGTGCTGGCAGGTCGCCTACTACATCGCGCCGGTGTACGGCTGGGTGGCGAAGTCGAAGGACACCGGCCAGTACGCGCGGATCGTCACGACGGCGTGGGTGGAGCTGCCCCGCAAGAACGGCAAGACCACCACGGCGTCGGGCACCGCAGTCTACTTGACGGGAGCTGATCGGGAGCCGGGCGCGCAGGTGGTGTGTGCGGCAACGTCGAAGGATCAGGCGAAGTTCGCGTTCGACCCGATGAAGCAGATCGTGCGCGGGTCGCCGGCGTTGACGAAGCACTTCGATGCGTTCCAGTCGAAGATCATTCACAAGGCGTCCGGCAGCGTGTTCGAGCCGGTCGCCAATGTCGGCGACGCCCAGCACGGCCGCGATCTGCACGGCGGGATCGTCGACGAGGTGCATTTGCACAAGTCGAACGATCTGATCGAGGCGATCGAGACCGGAACCGGCAGCCGCGTGCAGCCGCTGATCCTCTTCATCACGACAGCCGACCAGGGGCGCCGGCATACCCCGTATGACGAGAAGCGCACGCGGATCGAGAAGTTGGCCCGCGGCACGTTGAAGGATCCGACGACCTACGGCGTGATTTTCGCGGCCGAGGCGACCGATGACCCGTTCGTCGAGGCGACGTGGAAGAAGGCGAACCCGGGTTACGGTGTGTCGCCGACGAAGCGGTTCATGGCGACAGCAGCCAGGAAGGCGAAGGATTCGCCGGCCGAGCTCGCCAGCTTTCAGCGACTGCATCTGGGGTTGCGGACCAAGCAGGAGTTCCGGTTCCTGGACATGCTCGCGTGGGACCGCAATGCCAGCATGGTTGTACCGGAACGGTTGAAGGGCCGCGAGTGTTTCGGCGGCCTGGACCTGGGATCGACATCGGACCTCACCGCACTGATGTGGGTGTTCCCGGACGGGGACGCGTTCGACGTGCTGCTGCGCTGTTGGGCGCCAGAGGATTCCATTCCGGCACTTGACGAGCGCACCGCGCGGGCGGCGAGCACGTGGGTGAAGCAGAGCTGGCTGACGACCACTCCGGGCAACGTCACCGACTACGACTTCATCGAGGCGCAGATCAAGCGGGACCGAGACGAGTTTATGGTCCGCGAGATCGCCTACGACCGGTGGAACGCCCAGCAGCTCGTCAACAACCTCGTGAGTGACGGTGCGCCGATGATCACGATGGGTCAGGGCTTCGCCAGCATGAGTGCGCCGACGAAGGATCTGCAACGCCTGGTCCTCATAGGGACCGAGGAGAGGCCGATCGTGCGGCACGGCGGCAATCCGCTGCTGCGGTGGATGGTCGACAACTTCGCGGTGGCGATAGATCCGGCGGGGAATGTGAAGCCGGACAAGGCGAATGCAGGGGACAAGATCGATGGTGTTGTGGCTTTGATCATGGCGCTCTCGCGGGCGCTAGCGGCGCGTGAGGCCGAAGGCGTCAGTGCCTACGAGGACCAGGGAGTGATGATTGTTTAAGCGACGCCATCCGGCGGCGGGCCGGAAGGTGATGGTGAATCTGTTGTCCGGCGCCGGTATCGAGGGCGTGCTGACAGACCATCTCGGCCCGACGCTGATCGTTCGGGGCGCAACCGTGCATGAGCCCGGCGAGTGCGCGGTGCCGGCCGATGGGGAGATCGCGATTGACGCGGCGAATGTTGACTACATCCAGATCTTTTGAGAGGCGGTGACCCTTGGGATTCGTTGTTTCCGAGGGCACCGTCCGTGGGTTGGGTCGCCCGAGCATCCCGTTCCGGAATCGGATCGAGTTGTCGCCGTGGGTGACGATGGAGTACTTCGAGATCTGGCGTACGCAGCCGGCGGTGCGGCGCGCAGTCACGTTCCTCGCCAGGAACATTGCCCAGCTCGGCATCCATCTGTACGAGCGGCGCGGCGACACCGATCGGCAACGGGTCACCGATCACGACCTGGCGCGGCTGTTGCGGCGGCCGAATCCGTGGACGACGCGGTACCGGTTCCTGAACACGTTGGTGCACGACTTCGCGATCTACGACGTCGCCTACTGGTGGAAGATCAAGCCGAACGCGCTGGTGCACCTTCCCGCGCCGCTGATGACGCCTAAGGGCGACAACTGGCTGACGCCGGAGGAGTTCGAGTTCCGCGGCACCAAGGGCACGCAGGCGATTCCGGCCGATCAGGTTGTCTATTTCCGCGGCTACGGCGGTGTTTCGGATGCTGGTGTGTCGCCGCTGGAGTCGCTGCGGCAGACGCTGCGCGAGGAGTGGACCGCGGGTGAGATGCGCGAGCAGGTGATGCGCAACGGCGCCCGACACTCGGGCTACATTCAGCGGCCTAAGGACGCGCCGAACTGGTCAGACAAGGCTCGCGAGCGGTTCAAGCAGGACTGGCAGCAGCAGTACGCGGGAGCGGTCGCTGCGAACGGTGGTGGCACGGCGCTGCTCGAGGATGGAATGACGTGGGTGTCGGCGTCGCAGACGGCCAAGGAGCTGCAGTACATCGAGGGCCGCAAGCTCACCGACGAAGAGGTGTGCCGGTCGTACTTCATTCCGCCGCCGATGATCGGGATTTTGGACCGGGCGACGTTCTCGAACATCGAGGAGCAGCACAAGATGCTGTACGCGGACACGCTCGGGCCGTGGCTGGCGATGTTCGAAGACGAGATCGACCTGCAGCTGTTGCCGGACCTTGAGCCGGTGAATGCGGATCGGTTCTACACCGAGTTCAACTTGCGCGAGAAGCTCACTGGCAGCTTCCAGGATCGAGCCAAGGTGCTGCAGCCCGCGGTGGGTGGTCCGTGGATGACGGTGAATGAGGCCCGCGCGCTGGACAACCGGCCGCCGGTCGAGGGCGGTGATGAACTGATCCGGCCGCTGAACGTGACGCAGAACGGCGATGACGAGCCTGTCGAGGCCGAGCCAGGCGACGAGTCACCGAGGCCGCCGGCCGCCGACGAAGACGACGAGGACGAAGACGAGCAGGAGGACTAGATGCTCACCAAGGACGCGCAGATCAAGCTGAAGGTCGGCCCGGACGATGGGCTAACCGAGGGCCAGTTCACCGCGTACGCATCGGTGTTCAACAACATCGACAGCTACGGCGACGTCGTGATGCCGGGCGCGTTCGCCAAGGACCTTGAGAGGTGGGAGAAGTCGGGCAACCCGATCCCGTTGCTGTTCGGGCACGAGATGCGCGACCCCGACTTCAATCTCGGGCACGTCGTCGATGCCAAGGAAGACGACACCGGTCTGCTCGTCACCGCGGAGCTCGACCTAGAGAACCCGAAGGCCAAGCAGGTCTATCGGATGCTCAAGGGCCGGCGGATCAATCAGATGTCATTCGCCTACGACGTGATCGAGGGTGGGCCGGCGTCGCGGCGCAAGGAAGGCGACGAGAATGCCGACGACCCGGAAACCGAGACGTACTACGAACTGCGGGAATTGAAGCTCTACGAGGTGTCGATCGTGACGGTCGGCGCCAACCAGGAAACCGAGATCCTGGCTGTGAAGCAGGTTCCGAGCGTCGCTGAGCGCACGCTTGCGGACATCAAAGCTGGCCGCGTGCTGTCGGCCAAGAACGAGACCGAGCTACGGGACGCGCACGATGCAATCGGGCGTGTGCTTTCGGCCTTGGACAGCACAGATTCCGACGAGGAGAAGGCCAGCGATAGCGGCCCGTCGCGCCAGGCGCCCGAGGAGGCGTCCCGCGAGGCCAGCCGCAAGTCGTCCGTCAACGCCTCGGCGCTGCTGGAAGCGATCAACGGCCAACTGTCGGCCGAGTTCGCCTGAGTCACCAACCGAAAGGGAACAACGATGAGCAGAATTGCTCAGCTCAAGGAGCGCGCCGACGCCGTCGCTGCGAAGGCGCGCGAGATTGCGGAGAAGGCCGAGGCCGAGAACCGTGACATGACCGACGACGAGCAGGCCGATCACGCAAAGTCGATCACCGAGCTCAAGGACATCCTCGAAGCCGTGAAGACGGCGAAGGCCGACGAGGGCGTGCTCGACCAGGCCAAGAAGTTCGCCGACAGCGTCGGCGGTGTGCCGGCGGAGAAGGACCTGAGGGCGCGGGCAAAGTCGCTCGGATTGACGGTCGTGGAGTCGCCGGAGTTCAAGGCGATGCTCAAGCCATTCACCAGCGGTGAGGGCAACATCAGCATTCCACAGAAGGCGCGCATCCACTCCGACCCGATTCAGGTCAAGTCGCTGTTCACCGGCGGCAGCTCGACCAGCGCGGGCGCGTTCGTCGTCAACGAGCGCACCGACATCATCGAGATGCTCGGGCGCAAGCCGCTGACGATCCGCGAGCTGTGCGCGAACCGGCGCACGACGAGTGACACGGTCGAGTACGTGGCGCAGACGTCGCACACGAACAACGCGGCGCCGGTGCCGGAGGCCACCACCACCGAGGCGCCCACCGCGCCGGAAGAGGGCGGCGGCGCGCTGATTCGCGCGGCTGGCGGCGGCTACAAGCCGGAAGGCGCGTGGGCGTTCGAGGTCCGCACTGCGGTCGTGAAGACGATCGCCGAATGGGTGCCGTCCACCAAGCGGGCGCTCGCCGACGTGTCGCAGCTCGAAGGGCTCATCAATGATGAGCTGCGCCGCGACGTCGCCGAGGCCGAGGAGGACGAGATCCTCAATGGCGACGGCACCGGCGAGCACTTCGTGGGCATCAACGAAACGTCGGGCATCCAGACCCAGGCCTTCTCGACCGACATCTTCGAGACGGTGCGCAAGGGCATCACCCTGGCCCGCACTGTGGGCCGGGTGAACCCGAACGCCGTAGTGCTGAACCCGACCGACGCCGAGGCGATCGACCTGACCAAGGACGCCAACGATCGCTACTACTTCGGTGGGCCGCAGTCGATCATGGGCCGCACCCTGTGGGGCGTGCCGGTGGTCGAGTCGGAGTCGCAGGCGGCCGGCACCGGCCTGCTGGGCGACTTCGGCAAGGCGGTGATCTGGGATCGTGAGCAGACCACGATCAGCATGACCGATTCGCATGAGGACTACTTCGTGCGGAACCTGGTCGCGGTGCTGGCCGAGGAGCGTCTCGCGTTCGCGGTGACGCGGCCGACCGCGTTCGTGTCGCTGGATCTGACCGCGTAAGTGGCTCTGATCGGGACGACCGGGGGCCAAACGTGGCCCCCGGTCAAACCACCACAGAAGGGACCAGCCGTGAAGCGCTACGAGGTCTTGGTCAACGGCATGAAGACCACGCTGAAACTGACCGACGACGATGCCAGGCGGCGCGGGCTCCTGCCCGTCGAGGAGAAGGCGAAGACGCCGGACAACAAGCAGGCCAAGCCGTCGGCCAACAAGTCCGCTGCGGCGGACAAGCGGGCCGAGACAGCGTCGAGGTCGTTCGGCCGCAAGGGCGATGCCCGAGCTTGAGCCGGTCGACCTCGAGCGGTACACCCAAGGTCGCCTGAACAAGGATGACTCGGAGACCGCCAGGTTGCTCGAAGGTGCGCTCGGGCTGGCCCGCCAGTACTGCGGCTGGCCCGTCACGCCTGAACAAGTCGACGTCGAGGTGACGGTGGATGGGCCGCGGCCGTGGGCGCTGGAGTTGCGGCTACCGACGTTACAGCTCAACAGCATCACGTCATTGTCGGAGGATGGCGTCGAGTTGGACGTCGCCAACGATCTGGAGTGGTCCGAAGACGGCACGGTCGTCAAGAAGAACCGCTCTTTCTGGACGGCGAAGCGTCGGGGGATCGTTGCTGTGATCACCCACGGTTTGCCGGATGGACCGGAGGCGAAGGCGTGGCAGTCGGCGGTGCTGTCGGTGGCTGACCGCGCCTCGCAGGCCGTTGGCGGCGGTGACGTCCGTGTAATCGGGCCGTTCCAATATGACACGGCAGGTTTGTCTGCTGGCAGGGCGTTCACAGAGAGTGAGCGTCTGCTGCTGGACCTGTACCGGCTGGAGCCGTCGCCGTGATGGAGACGGTGACGGTCACGCCGACGTCGGGACTCGACAGCAACGGCGACCCGGTCGCGCCGGGATCTCCGGTGACGCTGACGCCGCTGGAGATTGCGCCCGGCAACACCGTCCTGCAGTACGGCATCGGCGGCGACCTCGACGATGTTGAGTTCACCGTCTACTTTCCACCCCGCGTGCGCACCGGTGTAAACACCTACGCCGAGACGGCGACGGTGGTCGCCGACGACTACGGGATCAACGTGCGAGGCAGAGACTGTCGGGCTCGTGTGGCGGTGTGGCGGTCTCAGCGCGGCGGCGCACGCGGCGGTGTGGCGGTGCTGTGCCGGTCGGCGACTGGGCAGTCGGTGCGATGACTCGCGTCCAGGCCGACATGGCAGCCGCGGTCAAGGATTGGCTGGCGACGCAGGATCTCGGCGCCGACGTGCGGCTGGTGATGGACGAAGACTGGAAGCCGTCCGATGGCCCGGTGCTGATCGTTGCCGATGACGGCGGCCCGGTGGTGTGGCCGGTCAAGTCACGGCACACGATTCGGCTGACCGGCTACGCCGATGGCCGCACCACCGCGCGAGCCATTGTTGCTCTGGCGGCGGGCAAGCTGGCCGAATCCTCGCCTCGCCCGCCTGGTGTCGCCAATGTCAGCAGCCAGATAGGCGGTGTGCTCGATGCCCGTGACAAGGCGACTGGCGCGTTCCTGGCGTCGGTGTTGGTGCCCGTGCACGCCCGCACCGTCGAGGCGTAGCCAGTAGTTCTAGTTCTGACCCTGCCAACCCGGGCGGGGTTTTTGTTGGCCCGCAAGGGCTTAACCGCCCTAAAGGAGGGAAACAAAATGACCGCACCGATCAATCCCGATGCCACGCTCATCCCAGACAAGGCCGAGGTGTGGCTGGCGCTGGCGTCCGACGTGGCCGACATCTCGGCGATGATCCCGGCTCTGCCGGACGACGACCTGGCCGCGCTGGGTTGGGAGTTCACCGGCCTGATCAGCGATACCGCGGGTATCTCACTGGAGCCGACGATCGAGGTCGTGGAGTACGACGCCTTCGGGCATCCCAAGTTCCGGGTGAAGCTGCGCAAAGGCAAGCTGAACACCGGGTTCACCGCCCTGGAGCGCAACGCTGTCACCAACAAGATCGTGCTGCCGGGGTCCGGCCCGGGCAAGCTAGGACGGCCGAAGAACGTCCAGGTCTACGTCCTGTACCGGTACGTCGACGAGGACACCGGTGAGGGCAAGGTGGTGTGGACGCAGCTGCGGCCGGCGCCCGTGGAGGTGAGCGCCATCAGCGGCATCGTCGAGGGCGAGCTGTGGAATGCGGAGATGATCGTGCACCACACCGCCGACGCGTCCGGCGACGTGTTCCAGGTCGTCGTGTCGATCACGAAGGAGTTCGCGATCGGCGCCGGGGTGACCGCGTACACGGCGACGGTGGATGGTCAGACGACCGATTCGCTGACGACGCTGGACGCGCCCGAGCTGGAGTCCGCGTTGCAGGGCTTGTCGACTGTCGGCGCGACCGGCGTGACGGTGACCGGCACCGGCGGCGCGGAGGGCACGCTGACGGCGGTGTTCACCGTGCCCGTATCGACGGTGGACGCCGAAGGTACCGGCGGCGACGTCACCGTCTCCTAGTTGAACCTTCCGGCGCGGACGGTTCGGGTGCTCCTCCGTCCGCGCCGGTTCAACCCCATGGGAGCACGGCCACCATTCACCTGTTAGGAGCACTGTTATGGCAACCCCTCGAAAGCGCGTCCCGGCGACGGCGCCGAAGCCGCAGGACCACCAACAGAAGAAGTCCGCGGCAGCGCGTAAAGCCGAAGCTGAGGACGGGTTCGTCACGATCGAGCAATGCGGCGTAAAGCTGAAAATCCCGGTCGGCGAGAACACCCCTATCGAGGTGATGGACCTGTATTTCGCCATCACAGACACCGAGGACGCCGCCGAGATCGCGCAGGCGAATTACCGCATCATCAAGGAGCTGCTCGGCGAAAAGCAGTGGCAGGCGCTGAAGGCCGCCGGCGCGAACGCACGTGACCTCAAAGAGCTCGACGCAAAGGTCCAGGCCGCCACGGGAAACTAGCCGGCCTCTGTCGCCTGCTCAATGAGCACGGCGACGCGATAGAGGCCGACCTGCTGCGGTTCTACGGCGTGGACCTACTGGACTTCTACCGGGGCGCACTGTCGGCGCGGCGGCTTCGTGTGTTGCTGAGGCAGTTGCCGCACGATTCGGCGCTGACACGGGCGCTCAACGGCGGAAATCCAGGCTGGTCGGTCACTGATCATCTGATCGCCGACCGATGGGCGCAGAAGGCAAATGAGGGCCGCAAGAAGGGCGCGAAGCTCATCGATCATCCGAAGCGGAAGGCGATGGAAGAGCGTGCGCGTCAGGAGGCGAAGCGGGTGCGGGTTTCCGAGTTGCACGCCACGTACAAGAAGCGCAAGCGCGCATACGGTTTGGAGGTGTGATGGCGGGCAGAGCAGTAATCAAGCTGGACAACAAGGCCATCGCGAAGCTGGCCAAGGGGGCTGCGGCGCAGTCTGTTGTGACCGGGGTGGCCAACCGTATCGCCGCCGCGGCCGAAGGCGAATCCGATGTGCGCGAGTACACCACGGACCGGGCGGTCGCGTCGGTGAGCGTGGCGGCCGACGATCAGGCCGCCGATGGTGTGCTGTCGCGCGCCGCGTCCTCTGTGGGCATCACGATCAACACCAGCCGCGTATAGCGGGCGACAGGAAAGGGAAACTCCATGAGCGAGATGGTCCGGGCGACAGAGGCATTCATCTACCGGCGCAACGGTGTGGCGGTCACTGTTCGGCCGGGAGACCTACTTCCATCCGATGATCCTGCGGTGAAAGGCCGACAGCATCGGTTCGAGCCGGAAGCGGCCACCCCCGCGGTGACGAAAAGTCGAAAGAGGCGTTTCGAGCCCGTGGAGACGGCCGCCCCCGCGGCGGAGCCTTCGCCAGATGACCCGTCGAGCGTCGACAGCTACAGCGCCGACAACGAATGATCCCAGCACGTAAGCCATTGAGCTGGAAGGCGACTTGTGGCTGAGGGCACCAATATCGGGTTCGCGATGCTGCCGGTCGCCCTGTCATTTGAGGGCATCACCGGCAACATCTCCAAGCAGCTCGGCGTCCCGCTGCGCAAAGCCGCCAAGAGTGCCGGGCAGGACGCCGGGGACGCTATCGCGGACGGTATCGAGCAGGCCAAGAGCAAGGTCGATGCGGCGACCACCAAGATCGCCGCGGCGAACAAGAAGGTCGAGGACTCCGCAGGCAAGGTCCGTGTCGCTGAGGCGAAGCTGCAAGCCCTGCGAGACAAAGGCGTCACTGACGCGGGCAGGCTGGCCGACGCGGAGGAGAAAGTCGCCGCCGCGCAACGTAATCATTCGCAGGCGGCCAAGCAGGCCGAGACCGCCAATAGAGGGCTGCGGACCGCCCAGGAGAATCTAGCCAGAGCGTCCAAACAAACGGCGACCGAGACCGGCAAGGGAGCCAAGAACACCCGCGATTTCCGGGGCGCGCTCAAGGGGATGGGCGATCAGGCCGGCGAAGCGGTCGGCAAGCTCAAGGGTGTAGCGGGTGCCGCGTTGGGCATCGGGACCGCGGTTGCGGTGGCCACCTCGGCGATCGACCTGCAGGGCGTGACCGCGAAGATGAACGCGGCGCTCGGGGCGACGGGTGAGCAAGCCGAGCAGTTCGGCAAGTCAGCGGCGTCGTTGTACGGCAAGGGGTTCGGCGAGTCGGCGGACCAGGTGGCGAAGGCTGTCGAAGCTGTGGCATCGACTTTCCCCGAGATCGGCAACGAGGGTGCCGGAGCTTTCGACACGGCCGCTGAGCGTGCGCTGAATCTGGCGAAGGTGTTCGACGTCGACGTTGCCGAAGCCACACAGACCGCGTCCCAGCTGATCACCAACGGCATGGCTAAGGATTCCACACAGGCCATGGACTTGCTGACGGCGGCGATGCAGCGCGTTCCGGCTGCGATACGCGGCGAATTGCCCGAGGCGCTCAACGAGTACGGCAAGCACCTTCAAACGTTCGGGCTTACCGGTGAGGCCGCGCTGGGGCTCATCGTCGACATGGCGCCGCAGGGCACCATCGCGCTCGACAAGACGGGTGATGCGATCAAGGAACTGAGCATCCGGGCGACTGACGGCAGCAAGGCAACGACCGCGGCGTTCGAGGCCATCGGTGCTGACGGCGACAAGCTGGCCAATGACATCGCCAGCGGCGGGCCTGCGGCGGGGGCGGCGATGCAGGAGATCGCCAAGGGCCTGCTGACGATTCAGGACCCAGCGACGCGGGCTCAGCAGGCCATCGCCTTGTTCGGAACCCCGCTCGAAGACCTCGGCGTGGATAAGATCCCGCAATTCCTGTCGGCCCTGTCGGGGGCGTCCGACTCAATGAGCGATACCGCTGGCGCTGCTGACGCGCTCGGCGACACGGTCAATGACACCGCACAACAGAAGATCACCGCACTGACGCGCGGCATCAGGGCCGGACTCGTCGAAGGGCTCGGGTCCGCGATCGGATTCATTCAGGAGAACAAGAAGCTACTCACCGACCTCGGTATCGCTGCGGGCATCACGGGCGGTGCGCTGCTGCTGATGGCGGGGCCACAGGTCCTCGCCGCGATCAAGGCCGCCGTGGTTGCGTCGAGGACGTGGACAGTCGCGCAGGCCGCGCTGAATGTGGTCATGAACCTCAACCCGATCGGCCTAGTGGTCACGGCGATAGCCGCGCTGGTGGCCGGAATCGTTATTGCGTACCGGAATTCGGAGACGTTCCGCAACATCGTCCAAGGCGCATGGGAAGCCATCAAGACGGCTGCCGAAGCAGTGGTGAACTGGTTCACCAATACAGCGTGGCCATTCCTGCAGCGGGTGTGGGAGGGAATCCAGGCCGGATGGACTGGACTGGTCGACACGGCTCAGGCCGTGTGGAACGGCGTCAAAGAGAAGTTCACGGGAATGGTCAATTTCGTGGCGTCGATCCCGGGCAGGATCCGCGACACCGCGAAGGGTATGTGGGACGGTATCTCTGACGCGTTTAAGGCGATGGTGAACATTCTGATCCGGCTGTGGAATAGCTTCGCGTCGAAACTGTCGTTCACGGTGCCCGACTTCCCTGGCATACCGCGCCGCGGTGAGAAGATCCAGATCCTTCCGACGATCGCAGAGTTCGCCGGCGGTGGTTTCACCGGCAATAAGCCCGCTGACCGGATCGCCGGTGTGGTGCATGGCGGCGAGTTTGTCATTGCGGCCGACTCTCGCAAGAAGATCGAGAATGCTTTGCCCGGCCTGCTGGACTTCCTGAACAAGGCGGGAAAGCTGCCCGGGTTCGCCGAGGGCGGCATGGTGGGTCGTGCGGCCGAGGCAAAGCGGTTCGCACAGAGCATGGACCCCGCCACCTACCTCATGGGCGGGTTCTCCCGGTCGGCTATCGACTGTTCCGGGCTGGTGTCCGCGGTCGCCAACGTCGCGGTGGGCCGTGACCCGTTCGAGTCACGCATGTCCACCGTGACCCAAGGATCATGGTTGGAGTCGCTGGGCTTCAAACCGGGTCGGGGCGGCAGCGGTGATCTGCGGGTCGGCTGGTGGGATAAGGGCGGCGGCGCCAACGGGCACACCGCCGGAACTCTGCCGGACGGCACAAATTTCGAGTCCAACAGCTCTGAGGGCGTGGTGATTGGCGGCAAGGTGGGCGCTGATGATCCGCAGTTCAAGCAGCACGCGTTTCTTCCCGCTGATCTGCTGAACTCGAATCCGAACGAGGGTGGTTCTGGATCGGCCCCGCCCATAGATATGGGCAGCGGCAGCGGTGGCGGCTCGCCGAGTTCGGGTGGCTCCAGCGGCGGCAGCTCGGGCGGCGGCATCAGCCTGCCGTCGTCGATCTCCGGGCTCGCCACCTTCGGGCTCGACAAACTGGGCGTAACGACGCAGGTGACGCCCGATTCGCCGGAGCGGACATTCGAGTTCGGCAAGGCGGCCAGTGCGGCAATCGGTGGCCAGGTCAAGTCAGCACTCGACGTGTTCGGCGTCCCCGATACCCCAGGATTCCTGAAAGCCGCGGAGACGTTCGTCAGCGGCCTATCGGTATCGGATGCCAGCGGCAACAAGATTTTCGACGGCGGATCACTAGGCAGCGGATCGCTGTTCGGCGACAACACTCCGCTCTCAGCGTCAGCAGCCGGGGGCGCGCAGCCAGATGCCGGGACTGAGCACGGCACCCGCGCGGGCCAGCAGCCCGGCACGCCGGGTGTGGTGTACAACATTCAGGCCCGCGACACCGAGGATGCGTTCATCCGGGCGCAACGTCAGGAGAAGGAGCGGGTCGCGGCGAAGTTGTCGAGGTTCTGATGGCCGTCGCGACGATCACCCTGGAGTCATCGAACGGCGATAGCGTCGTGGTGTCCGCGCCGAACGACGACTACCTCGCCGATGACATCATCCTGGATACAGACCCGGATGGCCTGTACGACACCGGGTTCACGGTCCGAACGAAGTCGGGGGCGTTCGAGCAGGGTGGCCGGATCGTCGGCGAATCCGTGCCGATCCGCGAAATGGTCCTGCCCTTCTGGCTGACCCCCGCGTCGCGACCGCGATTCCAGGCGCTGTGGGGCACACCGGGCAACTTCCGCAAGGTCAAGTGGCTCTATGACGGGCCGTCCGGCCTACGGACGCTTACGTTGAAGCTGTCCAAGCAGATCCAGTTCACGACCGAGGAGGGGTTCGACGCCGGCATCGACGATGTGTATCACGCGGTGGTGTCGGCGATCGCGGTCAACCCGATGTACGAGGGCGCCGAGGACGTCGAGGAGTGGGTCAACCCCGACGACCGATTCACCGTCGAGGTGGTGGCGTCGGACGGCACGTTCCCCTTGATCTTCACCCCGACTGGCGGTAGCGCTGAGACGACGACGGACATCGCCTATGACGCGGATCCCGCCGCGGTGCAGTCGGCGTTGGAGGCGCTGCCTTCGGTGGGCGCAGGCAACGTCACGGTTACCGGCAGCGCCAGCGACTACCTTATCGTGTTCGCGGTCGGGGTGAACGGCATACTGACCAGCTCGACAGAGGATCTGGTCGGCACCGGCATCGGCCTGCTGACGAGGGAAGTCAATATCAGCTACGCGCCGAACACCGGATGGTTCGACGTGTGGAATCCGACCGATCAGCCGCTGTGGCTGGAGTGGACGTTCGACCCGGCGCAGGAGTGGCAGTTCCCCGACTTCGCATTCGGGCAGGAGCTCGAGTGGGGTCGCACGCCCGGTGAGGACGCGGCGCGGATGATCGTCACACCCGAACTGACCCAAATGCTCTCGGTGATGTCCGACCCGTTCATGGACACTTACGTCAACGCTGACCTGTCCAACGCCGCCGGGTTGTTCAACGGTGTGGAGCCGCTCTACGCGGTCCCGCCCTACACCGGCACTGAAGCAGACCCTGAGGTTATGCCGGTGATCTGTCGAGGGCCGGCCGGGGCGAAAGTGACTCTGCGGCAACGCCGGTTCTGGTCGGCCGAATCAGGGCTTGAAGCATGACCCAGAAGTGGAAGGTGCGGAGGTCTCGTCGCCGCGACGGGACGCTCTTTGAACATGCCGTCAGCTGGGACGTATTCAGCCCCGATGGTGAATGGTCGGGAACCCTCGAAACGTGGGAGCAGGCGATGCGGTGGGCGACAAGTTTCGCTGACCGTGTCGAGTACTGGCTGATGCACAACACCACTTCGGATCAGCGGGAAATACTATGACCGTCGCGACGTTCGCCGAGCCGTTCCCCGGCGGCACCCACGACGACTTCGCGCAGTGGGCGCGCGAGATTCGCGAGTACCGCATCGAACGCGCCTACGACCCGCCACGCATCACGTTCTACGACGGTGACTGGAATTACCGTGGGCGCGTCTACGGGGAGATCGCCGGAAGCCTCACGCAGGAGGTCAACGAGACCGGCCTGATCCAGCTACGCCTACCGATCGACCTGGACGACCGGCGGCGCACCTGGGCGGCGTTCTGGGCTTTGGACGAGGACGCGCGCGGCACCAACAACGTCCACATCATCGTCGAGACGATGGGCGCCCGCATCGGCGGCCGGATGAAGCCGAGGAACGGGGTCACCGTCAAGCGCGGCGAAGACGGCGATGAGGTCGTCATTGACTTCCTGGACGACATCGAAGAGCTGAAATTCATTCATACGGCGGGCAATCCGTTCCTGCCGATCAGTTTGATTCAGCAGCCGAAGGCGTGGATGTTGCTGCTGCAGGCTGACTACGCGATCCTGTTGACGATGGCGGCGAACCTGCTTCGCCTGCAGCTAACCAACATCGACATCGGCACCCTTCTTGATCTGCTCAACCCGGCCAACTGGACTATCGGCGGGCTGATCGACACGTTCCTCAACATCTGGCAGCAGTCACAAATCGTCGTTGTACCACGCAGTTTCGGCGACTCCGTTGCGCCGCTCGCCTTGGTCGTCGGAAGCATCCGTACGAACATCTTCGACGTCGCCGCGCCGATCCTCGAGGACGCCGAGCTGCAGTGGGATCTGCGGCGGTGGCTGACCGGCGATCCGGAGCCGTGGCCCGGAGCTGGCACGAACTGGCGCAACGGCACCCTGTTCGTGCGCATCGTCGACAAGTCGGCCTTCCGGCAGGGTACGTCGATCTTCGGCAACCTGTTGACCGGCTTGTCCCGCAGCATCGCGAGCGTGCTCTCCAACCATGTCGAGGACTCCTACGATCTGGTCACCGGTGAGACCATCGACGAGACCGGCTACCGACTCCCGGGCATTCTCGGCACCCTGCCTGAGCACCCGTACGTGGTGTACCGCGACGGCGACATCACCGGAATCCAAACCTCCGAGTTCTCCCGCTCACCCGGCGGTCCCGGCCGGATCACGGTGGGCGGTGAGTCAATGCCCGGCGTCGACGAACTCATCTCGGCGGCCATCCAGTACGGCGGGGATGTACTGGGCGACAATATCGGTGCGGTGATCTCAGCGGGCGTCGGTTTCAACGTCTCTGTCGGGTCGCTGGGCGGGGCCATAGACAGCTTCCTGAATCCGATCTACCGCGATTCGATCCTCGCCTACATCAGCGTGCCGCTGCTGCTTCGGGTGGCCCAGCTCGGATGGGGGCATTACCTCGAAACGACGAGCACCAATGTCACGCAAGCCTATACCGCCTCGTCGGTGATGGACCTGCGGGCACGGCGCCGCGAAACAGACCCCGACACCGCGTTCACGCTGACGGTGGCCAACGCCAGCCCGTGGCTGATCGGTGACAACGGGTTCGGGCATTGGTGGCTCGGCGATCGCGTCGGCGGCACCAGCAAGTACCTGATGCCGCGGGTGTACGTCCGACGTAACCGCAAGCTCGACATCTCATGGGACGACAAAGGCCTGGATATCGAGGCGACATTCGGCGACACCCGTGAGGACAAGGACGCATTCGAGAGGTTGGCGGAGATCACGGCGAGGGCTGCGAGTGGACTGCAGCAGATTGGGTTGTTGTGAGCGGGCTAGAGAACGCGAAAGCGCTGGCCGACAAGGTGATCGAATCGGGTGGAATCCCGAAGAAGATCCCGGCCATCGATGACATTGAGGCGCAGACCAAGGCGCTCGGCGGCGCGCTGGCCTCGGCGCTGCTGACGGCTACCGAGATGCCGCTGCACACCCTGCAACCCGTGGTGGCTGATCTGGCTGCGCAGCTCGTCGCCTACGGTGTCCGCCAGACTGAGCACATCGACCCGGATGCGGTGCACGCCCCGGCGTGGGTCACAGACGGTGTGCGGCAGCAATCCGTCAAGGTGCCCGAGCAGCCGAAAGTCACTGAAGCCCAGCCGCATGTGGTGCGCACCGCGACCGCGCCGACACCGCCGAAGCGGCTGCCGAAAGCAGCTCGGGCGGTGCGCCGGTGACCACACCCGGCGGCGTGCCCAACCTGCCGGTTGGCGCGCTCACGCTCGACACGCTCGCCGAGAAAACGCAGGACACGACACCGGCGGCGATGCGCGTCCGGGCGGCCGAGCGGATGCCGTCCACCTTCAACTCGTCCAACGGCGGCAACCCCCTGGTCGATCTGTCGCCGTTCGGGATCATCACCCAGCTCTGGGCAGGGTTCAACTCGCACGTCGCCAACGCTGATCCGGCCGACATCGAGGGCCCGGAGGATCTGCCCGGACTGCTGCTCGACTTCATCGAGGAACTGCCGGTGATCGGCGGGTTCGTCCAGTACGGGCAAGAGGTGATCGACCTTATACAAAGGCTGCTGGCGCCGTTCGGCGGCAACGTCGGCGAATCCGCCGGCTTGGACGACGCGCTGAACCTGCTGTTGCTGACTCTGGCCGCACCGCTGCAGGCGATTTCGTCGCTGCAAGAGTTCCTGGGCAATGCGTTGGGGCAGCAGCAGGCGCAGATCGCGAGCTTGGAGGACCGCATCGCCGCGCTGACGCTGGGGCTGGACGGCGGTGTCGCGGAGAACGGCGTATTCGACAACGCGAAAACCGTCGACAACCTGACCGATGTGCTGGGCACGATGGTGTCGTTCTCGTGGGGGGCGTGGACGTCGTCGTCGGCGGCGGTCGCGCGCTACAACACGGCGCCGGCGACGGATCGTCAGCTCGCGGGTATCCGGGTGAAGGCCAAGACGATCGGGCAATCCGGAGTGGACATCTGTTCTGATGCCGCGGCGACGAACTACGCCCGGTTGTTGCTGGATGTGAAGGGCAACGGGGAAGACCAGGTGTCGGTGGTGACCGGCACCGGGCCGTTGACGACGGTGACGCGTAAGTCGTTGACGATGCGCCTGCCGACCGATACGTGGTGGTCGATCGCGTACGAGCCCGATGACGAAGAATCCGAGACCTCCAACACGTTTCACGTCTTCATGAACGGCCGGCCAGTTGAGGCGCTGCGGTGGCAGGACGCCGGCAATGTGGTGCTGCACGGCGATGGGCAGCGTGAAGTCGGCCCGGCCGTGAACCTGTTGAGCCATCCCACCCGACGAGGATTCGCCGTCGCTGACTTCACGGCCTACGACTGGCTGGGGAGCGCGCCCGAATGACGCTGACGCTGGGCATCGGCCAGTCCGAGTTGCCGTGGGGTGATTCGTTCGCGTCGGCCGACAAAGTCGCCCAAGACATCGCCGAGATCGCTGAGCTCGGCGCGACGGCAATCCGCATGTCGTGCATTTGGCAATACGTCGAGCCGAACCTGAACGGCAAGTACGTGTGGGGGGCGCTGGATCGGGCCATCGACGCGGCCGAGGCCGCAGGGCTGGATATTCTGCTGATCATCGAGCCGCGGCGGGCGAACGTCTACGCGCTGTTCGGGCTGCCCATCGCATCCAGCGTGGATCCGGTGAAGTACGGGCGGTTGTGTAAGGCGATCGCGCAACGCTATGCCGGACGGATCGCATATTTCGAGATCGGCAACGAGGTCAACAACCGGGCGTTTTTCGCCGGGGGCGCAGACGATTACGCCGATCTGCTGCGCGAGGCCTATCAGGGCATCAAACCGCATGCGCCGGACTCGCTTGTCCTGGCCGGGGCGCTGATGGCGGTCGACACCGGCAACGCGTTCGGGTTCGTCAAAGCCAGCGATCATCCCGTCGAGTGGACACGACAGTTCTACCGGTCGAATCCGCAGGAGTGGTTTGACGGCTTGTCGTTTCACGGCTATTCGACGGGCGGCAGATTCAACCCTCTCGCCCCGACACCCGACAACGAGTTCGCCTTCGGCAACATCACGAAGCTGCGCAAGCTCATGGACGACAACGGCGACAGCAGCAAGCCCCTGGTCAATTCGGAGTGGGGCTACGACTCGGTTCGCACCCTGAACGGGTTGTCGACCACGGCGGACGAATTGGAGGCCGAGGCGGCGGCGAACCTCGAGACGCACTGGAATCTCCTCGAACCCTACGCCGACGCGGGAATCATCTACCCGACGACATGGGTATACAACTATCGCGATCAGAAGGACGACGACGAGGCGTACGGGTTCGGGCAAGTGCGCACCGACCGCACCCGCAAGCTGTCGTGGTTTTTCCTGCGCAGCCTCGCCATCGACCAGGCCGTCGAGGTCGCCGCCGCGGCGGCCACTGCAACCGGCTCGCCCGTCGAGGTCGAGGAGTTCATCGACCCCGCCAGCCCGAAAGCTGCGCCGGCCGCCGCAACAGCTCAGGCGTGGCCGGTCGTCGTCGCAGAAGCCATCACCGCCGAGGCGGCCGCCGCGGCGGCCGCGGGATGGCCTGTCGATGTCACCGAGCGATCCGTGGCGGTCGAGTACGTCTCGGCCGGCGCGGGCGACCGCGACACCTCCGGCGGGGGCGGCACCCACACCATCGACTGGACGCACACCGTCACCGACGCGGCGGGCCGGATGCTCCTGGTCGGCCTCGTGGTGTCGACGTCCAACCTGCGGGGCTGGGAAAACTACATCCCCACTGTCTCATCGGATCTGGGCGGGGCGTTCATCCGGTTGGGGTCGCGACACATCGGATCGGCCAGCGTGCGGCACGGCTCGGTGCACATCTACGGCCTCTACCACCCTCCGCTGGGTGAGCACACCATCACCGCATCCCTGACGGATGCGTTCGCCGACTTCACCTCGTTCGCAGGCAATTCGGTGCAGGTGCGCGGCGCGGCCGACTACGGCCAGATCGCTGCCGCGGGATCGTCCAGCGGCGGCAACACGCCGCGCATCACCGTGTCCTCGATGCTGGAAAACCTGGTGTTCGGGGTCTTCGGGTCGACCGACGATCTACCGAACCTGACGGGCGACATCCGGCACGCCGCCGGGTCGGTGGTTTCCGGAGACGGCGACTTCATCACCATTGCCACCAAGGCCGGGGCATCGTCGGTGGTGCTCGAAGACACCACCACGGGCTTGCAGATTTTCGGGGCGCTCGGCCTGAACATCCCGCGGATGACCGGAACACAGAAGGCGATCACCGCCTCCGCGGCCGCTGCCGCAGCGCAGGGCTGGCCCGCCACCGTTGCAGCTGCTGAAGGTGTGGACGTTGCAGCCGCCACCGCCACCGCGGCAGGACTGGACGTCACGGTCGCCGAAAGCGTTGCCGCAGAGGCTGCCACAGCGACAGCCCAGGGCCTCTCGGTGGAACTGACCGAAGTGGTCGCCGTCGAGTCTGCGACCGCAACCGCAACCGGACTGGAAGTGGCCGTAAGCGAAGGCGCCGACGTGCCCGTCGACCCCGCGTCGGCGACCGCTGAAGGACACGGTGTTGTCGTGGGCGAACTCGTCTCCGCCGAATCGGCCACTGCGACCGCACAGGGGCACCCTGCCACTGTCGAACAAGACGTGGGCATCGCGGCCGCGACCGCCACTGCTGTGGGTCTGGCTGTGGATGTCGCCGAGACGGTTGTCGTCGAACTTGACGCGGTCGGCGCCGGCAACCGCGCCACCGGCTCCACCAGCACCCTGTCTGTCGACTTGGAACACACCGTCGGGGAGGGCGCGGACTATCTGGTCGTCGCGGTGTGCGGCTCGTGGTCGTCGTCGTCGTCGACATGGGAAACGCTGACGACGTTCTCGGCCACCTCCGATGTCGACGGCGCGCTGACGCCGCTGACAACCGCGAACGTCGGTACCCAGGATCTTGGTGCGGTCCGGTTGTTCGGCCTCGCCAACCCCACGGCGGGGGCCCACACAATCACCGTCACCACCGCCAAGGCCGGAACCACCTTCTCGTCGCTGATGGGGCAGACCCTGTCCTACTCAGGCGTCGGCGGCACCAGCGGCGCGAACACTGTGAGCAACTTCAGCGCCGCCCTGGATCTTCACATCTCCTCGGCGGCCGATTCGGTCGTGGTGTTCGTGGGCGGCTTCTCCGGGGATCGTTCGTCGAGCTTCTCCGGCGGCACGGTGCGCTACAACAACGGCGGGTCAGTCGGCGGCGCCGGCGACTTCGCCATCGTCGCCGACGCTGCGGGCGCTGCCACAGTGACGTTCTCCGCGGATAGCGGAGTCCAAAACGGCGGCGTAGGCATCAGCCTCAACCCGCCGGCCTAAGCAACACCTCTCGCGTCAGCCCCTCAAACCCTTTGAGGGGCTTCAGTTATTGAAAGGAAACACCCATGGCTGATCCCTGCTACCTGTTCGGGCTCGTCTTCGAATCAGCGTTCAACAAAGAGATCGACTTCGAATCCGACACCATCAAGTGCTCTCTGCACACATCGAGCTACACGCCGGACCAGGACACCCACCAGTACTGGGATGTTTCGGTCGACAACGAGGCGTCGGGGACGGGGTACAGCGCCGGTGGAGTCACACTGTCCAACCCGACCATCGGATATGACGCGGGCACAAACGTCGTGTCGCTGGACGCCGGGGATGCCGACTTCTCCGGTAACGAAGCTGCGGCCCGCTACGCCGTCATTTACGACGACACCCCCGCCTCGAACAAGCCGCTGATCGCCTATATCGACTTCGGCGAGGACAAGACCCCGACGTCACTGACGTTCAACGCCAACGGCATCGCCACCGTCACCGTCGCCGCACTTGCGTGATGACCCGCGCCATTGCCCTCGGCGCCGCGCTGGGCGTGCTCGTCGGCGTCGGCGTCCTCTATCTGATGCTGATGTACGGCCCCGACACGATGGTGGACTGGTGACGCGGTTCTGGCCGATGTCAACCGGAGCCTACCGACTCACATCACCATTCGGGCCGCGCTGGGATGGCTTCCATCGCGGCATCGACCTGGCCGCCCCAATCGGCACTCCGCTCTATGCCGCGGGCGCCGGCGTGATCGTCGAGGGCCGAGACCGCACTGGCGTCGACGGGTTCGGGTCGTGGATCTGGCTGCGCGCCGACGAGGGCGTTGATCTGATCTACGGCCACGTCACCCACGCCGACATCGCCGTGCGCAAGGGCGACCGCGTCACCGCCGGGCAGTACATCGGCAGCTGCGGCAACGAAGGCGAATCCACCGGGCCGCACCTGCATTTCGAAGTATGGCCCGCTCCGGGACGTGTTGGCGGCCAAGCAATCAACCCCATGCCCTGGCTCGCCGGGGCGCTGGATCCAGGAACGGAGAACACGATGCCGAAGATTTGGAGCGGCCGCGCGACGTGGCTGTACGACGTCCTGCGCGCCGAACTCGGTACCGACAACGTACGCGCCCTACCGGGCTGGGAGACGCGCGGGCACGGCGACTTCAAGGACATCCGCGGTGTGATGAACCACCACACCGGCCACCGCCGCGCCTCTGCTGAGTCGATCCGCGACGGGCGGCCGGATCTGCGTGGCCCGCTATCAAACTGGCACACCAGCGAGGAAGGGATGGTCACCGTCGTCGCCGCGGGCGTCTGCTGGCACGCCGGTGTCGGTTCGTACCCGTGGCTGCCCGCAAATATGGGGAACTGGCATCTGCTCGGCGCTGAAAACGCTTGGGGTCCGGACCCTCGGCAGCCGTGGCCACGGGCCCAGGTGATCGCGATGCGCGACGCCACCGCCGCGGTCCTCGGGCACATGCAGTACCTGCAGGACCGCGCGATCGACCACAAGGAATACGCCGGCCGCGCACAAGGGAAATGGGACCGCGGGAACATGGACCCCAGCTGGTTCCGCGGCGAAGTGCGTAAAGACCTCGACGGCTACGTGTTTCCCGGCGAACCGCTCGAAGGCGAGTCGATTCCGCCGTCGACCCCGCTGCCGGTGATCAACCCGGTCATCACACCGCCGGGCGGGTGGGCCGACGTGCTGCTGTTCAACGGGATGCCCGGGCCCGACCCGCAAGTAGCCGAGCTGCAGCGCCGCCTCAAGGCCGCGTACCGGTCCTACGCCGGCCATCTCACCGTCGATGGATATTTTGGGCCGCAGACCGAAGCGGTGGTGCGCGAATTCCAGTCGCGGTCCAACCTCAGCGTCGACGGTGTCGTCGGCCCAATGACCGCTGCCGCACTCAACCTGAGGGTCATCTGATGGCCTGGCAACCTCCGCAGGATGTCGGCGACCGCCACCCCAAGATCCCGGACGCGAAGCGCTACCTCGGCAAGTTCTCCTACGGCCGGGGGCTAGGTGAAACCGACGAATACACAGTTGAGTTCGGCGTCGCGCTGCGCCAGTGGCAGGTCAACATCCACTACCAGGTGGTGTTCAAGGGTCGCCCCGGTCCCGACGTCAACATGGTCGGCGTGTTCGACTGGGCGGTGCAGCGCCAGATGGGCATCGACAAGCCGCCCGAGCCCGTCGACAAGCCGTGGATCATCACCATCGCCGGGCACCTCGGCGCGATGGACACCGGACCGGCCTACTGGACCGCTCTGCCGCTCGAGCAGCAGGGCAAGGTGCAGATCCAGATGGTCGGCTACGACAACTGGTCGATCCCATTCAACAATCGCAGCGGCTTCAACGAGCTGGACCGCATCGTGCATCACGTCAAGCCCGCCGGCGTGCCGTGGGCGGTAACCGCACACAGCCAAGGATCACTGATCCTGTCGGATTACCTCGAGCAGTGGGTGCTGCCCAACCAACACCTGCCCGCCTACGCGAACTTCCGCGGCGGCGTGCAGTACGGCAACCCACGCCGCCCCATGGGTGTCGTCGCGCCATGGGTCACCGACCCGCCCGATCACGACAGCGAGGGCCTGGACCCCGACTGCCTCGACGGCCCACTGCCCGGTGTCGCCGAAGTCTCCCGCAAGGGCGACCTGTACGCCGACAAGAAGCGGACCAACGCCGGCGAGATGAAAGCCGCCGTCTATCTGGCGGTTGCCCGGGCGCGGTTCTTCGGCAAGGACACGCTCACCGAGCAGATGGGTGAGCTGCTCTTCAACTTCGGCCCCGAGGTGTGGGCGGTGTTCCGCGCGATCGTCGACGGAATCAGCTTCGCGGTCAACATGGACCCGCACAACGTGTTCGACCTGCGCCCCGGAACTGAGCACCTGGAGCGAATCTTGCTCGCAGACAACAGCATCGCAGCATAGGAGGCAGCAAATGTGGACCGTCAAGTTCTGGAAGGACGCCGCAGAGCGCGCCGTCAAGACCGCGGCGCAGGCCGCAATTGTCACATTAGGCGGTGACGTCTTCAACGCATGGCAGGCAGACTGGGCCACCGTCGCCGGCGTCGGCGTCGGCGGCGCCATCCTGTCGGTTCTGACCTCTCTCGCCTCGACGCTGCGCGGCGAACGTGAGAGCGCGTCGCTGGCCAAGTGACCATGGACTGGGCTGTGGCTGCCGGAATCCTCACTCCTGTCTGCGCGTTCCTCGGTGTCGTGGCCGGTGCGTGGATCGGCCGCCGCGCCAACGTCGAGAACGCCAAGACGGAGGCCCGTAAGGCGGTCACCGCTGACTGGGAGGCGTACAGCGCCAGCATTCACCAATGGGCCACCGGGCTGGCCGCGCGACTGGAAGCGGTCGAGGCCCGCGTCGGCGCAGCCGAAACACGCGCACTGGCTGCCGAGCAGCGTGCCGACCGCGCCGAGCGACTGTACCGGGCAGCTATCCACTACCTGCGCGAGGTCGCCGCGTGGGTGGCGGAGTACTGGCCAGGGGAGAAGATGCCCGCCCCGCCGATCGAGCTGGAGGGCGAGATTTAGCCTGGCGACGCGCCATTGACCAATCGGCCCCCGGGAAGAGCTTCGGGCTCTCACCTGGGGGTCGGCTTCGGCGTTTCACCGCCCCTGGTTCTCCGCTCGCTCGACCGCGCCGACACACTCGCTGACTTCGGCGTTGTTCGGTCAGCAGAGTGTTCCATCGGGCTTGTATACAGTCACGCGCGCTGGCGAGGAAGCTCCGCCGGCCTCCGCGAAGTTGGTGATGTTGCGGCTGATTCGTTCGCCCCACTTGGTGCAGCCGATTCCCGCAGGAGGGCCGTTCCATGCCGACTCGGGAAGTACCTGCTCCCAGTTGGCCTGGAGGATTACATCGATAGATCCTTTTCGTGGCGACTCAAGTCGGTCTATGGCGCACGCCCAATCGACTGGATAAGGGGGATCGCACGCGGCGGCGAATGATTCTGGTAGCCCGGCGACGCCGCTCAGCACAGCCTCCTGTACCTGCCGGGAGTATGCGGTGCCGTCGTAGTCAGCTGACGTTGTCGCTGTCGTCGCCGGACTGGTTGGCCCCGTGCCGTCACCGCTACTGGAGCATCCTCCGATGACTACCACCAGACCGACCGTGATAGCAGCTGCAATCCGCGAGGCTTTCACACCGCGGCATGCTAGTTTGCTTCCCCGGCTGTCGCAGCTATTCCGCCTAGTGTCGTCGGCGACGCACAGCAGCACGATGGCCACCACGATGCCCGCGACCACTGCCAAGAACTAGGGGGGCGACATTATCACCGCTGCACCGCGCGGTGCGCCCGGTGCAGCGCGTGGATGGCGCGGTGGGACTCATCACCGGGTAGCCAGTGTGGCGTGCCGTCGGGCGCGAAGTGGGGATGCCCGCACGAGCAGCGCGCCAGCCATGCTCCACGTTCGGGCTTCCGAATCTTCAATCGGTGGCGTAGCGCGCTCCCGATCCTGGCTTTGACACTGTCAATGATGGCACGCGTTTGCGCAGGTGAGTCCATGGCGGTCCCTGTAGCCCTCTGGTGATTTCTGACGGTTCACCTGGGCTTTTCGGTCGAAAACCTCGGGTTCGATTCCCGGCAGCTCCACTTATTTACCCAGGTCAACGCACCATATGTGACCATCAAGACCCGTGTCAACG